GGCAAGTGGGAGATGGTTGGTGGTAAGCCCGTTAGGATTCGGGCTAAACCTATTAAACCTAAATCCTCGAAGAAATCCACCAAGAAAAAGGCGGATGATGACGGGGATTTGACACCTTTTTAAGCAGATTGGGGGTCCTTAGTGGCCAGAACGTACAACATTACGCACCTTGCTTATAACCCGAACACGAGCAATGCTGCCCATCGGCCTCTCTGGGCCCTCGCTTACGCGCGGTTTCTGTTGGAAGACAAGCCAGACGCAGCATCTAATTATCCGGCTGGTTCCCTCCAGGACGAAGAAATAAACATGTACCTGGAGGGAACACGGGTGCAGGATAAGGCCAGCGAAGGCGGGGATGGCACGTACTATTATTTTCCCCACCGAGCTGTAGCGGACATTATTCGGTCACGCCCTTCGTTCGCCGATAGTTACAGCTTTAGTGGCTACCGTCAGACGAACAGGAACGCTTCCGAAAATGCGAACGCTATTGTGTCGGCTAATCGTTGGATTGACGAGAAAATCCGGAGCACTACTAATGGCCGGGTTGGTTCGCAGAGCCTCGAGGTTGCCCTATGATGCCCATCCCTCCGGGTCAACGGCGCACTGTCGCTGCCGTTCGGACTAAGAGCCGCACTACGGACGGTCAAGGAGGTTGGACGTACACCATGTCGACCGTGAAAACCATCACGGGGCTACTCAATTCACGTAGAGCATGGCAGGGTCTGGTAGCTGGACAAGAACAAGCTAGGGCTACTCATACTTTCGTTACGGAGTACGACACCCTAGTCCAATCCAAACTGTCTTCTGGGCTCGCTGACGCGGTCCTAGTGATTGACCCCGGCGGTCAGGATAGGACGTTCAGCATTACGGGCGTTGGTAACCCGGGCGAAATGAACGTGCTGCTGGAGGTTGACTGCACAGAAGCTCGAGTGCCGACGGAATAACGTGGCCTCAATAAAGGCAACGACTACCGGTAATTTTCGTTTCCTCGTTGATGTTAAGCGCACTACGGCCGAGGTTTTAGAGCGGACCGTGGATATGCTGGGGGAACGCGCGACGGTCAGAGCTAGGAGCGCGGCCCCGCGTGGAGCAACTCGCGAACTAGCGGGCAGCATCACGTATAGGGGGAAGCCCCAGCGGTTGGGCTACGAGGGCGAAATACGGATTGGAGCTGATTACGCTCCTTTCGTCCTTTTTGGTACGAAATCAAGGGGGTTATCTTCGCCTCACCACCCGCTTGCTCGGGATTACATGCGGGAAACTGGTTACGTTCATAAACCAGGTCCTGGTAGGCTTCCGCCTTTGGACTCGATAGCTGCTTGGTGCCGAGCTAAGGGCATCCCCGAGGCGGCAGTGTTTCCCATAGCGCTCCAGATAAGCCGCGTAGGTATCGCTGCTAATGATTTCTTTTTTCCACACATTGCGAGCGCTCGGAGAGACCTTAAGCCCGAAGGTATTAAGGCTTTACGCCGAGCATTAAGGAGGTAATATGGCTGTACGCTCAGAAAACAGCCTGAACAGCGTCCAAGCCGCAATTTTTACGGCTCTAAATGGGAACGTCACGTGGGACAGCGCGAACGTCCCCGTGTATGACCTGCCGCAACCTGGTACCGCTTATCCGTATGTGCTCATCGGGGATGATATCGATGTTCCTTTTGATAGTCATTCAACGCCGGGCACCAGCACTGACCTCACTATTGACGTGTGGACAAAGTCGGAAGGACGGAAGGACTGCAAGGGCATTGCTCGGGCGGTTGACGTCCTAATCGATAGGGTGGGAGACCCGCCGAGTTTTACCGTCAGTGGTTACAAAACCGTGATACTCAGGCGTTTGGAGAGCAGGACCCTTAGGGATGAAAGTCCCGAGGGCAACGTGCTTCATCGCGCCATTACTCGCTACAACTTAATACTTATGGAAGATTAGGAGGAAATAATTAATGGGACAATTCGCCAATGGAATTACTGTCGGCTATGACTTCAGTAAACTTGTAGGAGCCACCCCCACCTACGTCACTTTGGGGGAGCTCACTGACGTGTCTGGACCGAATCCGGTTATTGACACGCTAGAGAGCACCGCGCACGGCACTACCAGCAGGACTTACCTACCGGGCATGTATGACGGCGGGGACGTTACTTTCACCTGCCGTATGGAAGCGGACGATGACACACAACTGAACTTCTGGAAGATAACTAACCTTAGGAAGATTCACGCGTGGAGAATACAGTTGCCCTTCCAGAGTGCATCAACCACTAAGTTCGCTATTGAGTGGGATGGTGTGACTACTGGCAGCTCTATGTCTGGACCGTTTGATGGTTTGTTGGACATGACGTTGAGCGTGAAGGTAAGCGGAGGCTTCACCATAACGGATGAGGCTTAAGTAGTTGCTTTGGTGCGTTGGCTTAGGCTGGCGCACCTATTTTTTAGAGAGGGTGAGGAATTATGGCTGAAGGCAACATCAAACTTAACGGGCGAGACATAGAGCTGGTTTTCAACTTCTGGGTCATGACTCAATTTAAGAGAGCCACGGGAATTGGTAGCATGGAGAGGCTGCAGGAGGTACTGACGGACGTTGAGCACCTCCCGCTTTTGTTGTGGCACATGGCCGGCGGGGCAAAGGCGGAGAAAAATGGGGAAAATCCGCCTGTCGCGTGGTGGGCGCAAAATATTGACTTTACTAACTATGAAAAAATTCTTGACACAGTTACGGACATAACATTGGGAAACTCGGAGGCCTCCCAAGAGGAGGAGCCCAAGAAGAAGACCAAGAAGGAGCGGGAGACCCCTTAACCCTAGAGGAAATGTTCGGAATGTGGGTCGCTGAGTTTGGGCAATCACCCGCCTCGTTTTGGCTGGCCGACGTGAGTGAATTCCAGGCGATATATACGGCCTGGACCGAGCGGTATAAGCGAGATTTCTTCTTTTCGGGTAGCTTGATTAGTGCTTTATATAACGTAAATTCAAAACGAGGTAGCAAACAGTTGCAAGCTAAGGACATATTTCCGTTTCTTGAAGATAAGAAGAAGCTTAAGGCGGCGAAGTCTACTAGTGCTTTAGCTGCTAAGCTGCGGGGTATTGCTGCGGCGAGAGAGGAGTCTAGCTAATGGCTGAAAAAATAAGCGTAAAACTAGAGGCATTGACTCAGGACTTTAACCGCAAGATGGACGCCTCGAACAAGGCCATCCAGCGGGTTGGTGACCAAACGAAAACGCTTAATACTAGGTTGGCTGGCGCAGGCAAAAGCTTTAACTCCATGAAAATACAAGTGGATAGGGCCAGCAAGAGCCTAGGGAACTTGAAAAGCGTTACGCTCCTCGCAAGAGTTCAATTAGCGAGAATGGCTGTGGCTGTCACTACTCAGGCCGTGAAGGCTATGGATTCGTTGGTCAATAGTTCTTTTGCCGCTACTAACGCCACTAAGCTCTTTAACAGGGAGTTAGAGGTAGGTGGCCATGGCCTCAAAGCGGGCCAGGACCTGGTACAACGACTATCCGATAAATTTAACGTTCACTCCAGTGTTGTCGAGGATGCTGCGACTCAATTGCTGCGGTACGGAGCGGACATAAACGCCGTAGAGGGCTTACTCACAGCTGCCGGGGCGTCAAGCCTTGCGTTCGGCCGCGACGTGGCTGCAGGCTTTTCTAACGTCGCTCAGGCCGTTATGTCAGAACAGTCTCAAATGCTGAATTCGATAGGCATCGCCGGGAACCTAAGCAAAGCTTATCGCGACAAAGCTGAAGCGCTGGGCACGACGGTAGACCAGTTAACTAACGCCCAGAAAGCGACCGCAGCGATGACTATGACCATGACTGAGTCAGCTGGGGAGATAGAAGCGGTGCCGGTATTGATGGAGGGTTACGGTGGAGCCAGCACGCGGTTAGCCGAAGCGTTCACCCAAATGAAGATTTCGGTTGGCGCTAGCCTAGAAGGCGTCATGACCGACATGATTAATTTTGCTACCAGAATAGTCGAGAAAGTGACGCAAGTTGCTGACGCGGTGGGCGACATTAAAACCGCTTTTCAAGATTTACTAGATAGCCCTTGGTTGAGTTGGGCTCAGCCTTTGTTCACTATGCTCGCTAACGTAGGCAACGCAATAGGTAAGCTTCTTGGGTTGGCGGGCTGGGATGCCTTCGAGAAAAGCCACCGCAACGCCATCGAAGCGGCGCAAAACGCCCCCGCTCGAGAAGCACGGGCGTTTTCAAACGAAATTGACTTTGGGCCCTTCTCCTTTGGCTCTAATGTTCGAGCCACGGGGAGCATGGAGCTAGCCAGGAGCAGGCAAAATCTAGGGAACGAACTAATGCTCGCATACGAAGCGTCCACTGACCCGAGGAACAAGACCGCCGGGTCGCAGCGGGCAATTCTCGACCTACTAAACGTAATTAGGGATGTCCAGGCTAAAGGCATGCAGGACACCATAACCAGAGTGGAGGACGACCTTAACCCTAAGGAAGAAGGCAGGTTTGCTAAGCAAGTTGAGGAAGCGCAAAAGTTAATAGATGCGCTTGATGACCTAGAGCGACAAGTAAAAACCAACATAACTGTCATGGAGCTTAACGCTCTTGAAACGTCAAAACTGACCACCGTACTAGGGGAAACGGGAGGCGAGCCCGTTAACATCCCTATGCCTAACGTAACAGCGAATATAGGCGAACGAACGACATTAATGCGACTCCTGGCAGAACGAGAGCTAGCAGAGTGGGAGCGCCAGCTAGGGCGAGGCTCTAGCCAATTAGAGGTAGAGCAAGGCGAACCAAGGAGGAAGTTTGGGCGCACAATAAGGAGCTCGGCGCAAATTGCGGAAGGCACGGCTGGAGTGAAACTTGCAATGGGTGCAGACCGCCTAGCTGAGGAATTTGCTGATGCAGCCGATGTTGTTGCTTCGGCTGCCGACGAAAGGCTCAGGCAACAACGAAGGTCACGGCTGGCCGCTATCGAACGAACAGGCCCATGGGCCCTAACGGGTGGTAGTCAGGACATGGGGCCCGCATGGAGCGAGCTACAAGAACAGGCCCGCATTGACGCCGAAGCACGCCGAGCCGCGGCCGCGGCTCGAGCCCCGATGCTTTTGCGCGTTCAATTGTTGGGGGATATCAAGGCCGGAACACCAGAATACGTGAAAGCTCGGGAACAGCTTTTAGGGGCGGCCACGCCGTCGAGCATGGTTGGCGTAGCGGCAGCCGAAGAGCACGTCGCCAAACTCGCGGAGGAAGCCCTTACCGCGCAGAAAGCGGCCGCAATAGCGTTCGAAGACTCGATGCGCCAGTGGGAAACGATGGGCTCGAAAATGACGGAGGAGGAAGAGGCTGCGGCTAACACGCGGGTGGAAATTGCTGCTGCTAAGGCGCATGAAAAAGTTTTGCGTAAGGAGCGAGAGCAGCGTCAGGCGCTTGCCCTGGAGCTGGAACGAAGCAACATATCCCAAATGGGTTACACGATGGCTATGGCTGGTTTTGAGAGCACGGTTCAGCAAGCAACGAAAGCACTTAAAGCGCTTAACGAGGAATTCGGAGAGGGGGCAAGAGAAGGCCCGGTGCATGAATTCAACGTCTTTGGTGCGAAGATAAAAATAGACCAAGATGTGGAATTCATGGGCTTGTTGAATAACTTAGCGAACGACATAACAAACGGCGGGAACCTTGTAGCCGGCGCCTTTAAGCATGCTGCCGGTAGGCTCGAAAAGCACGTCGTGACTGTCCTGCAACACGTTGGAAACCTGATTCACCCAGCGGTTGGCGCGGTAGCTGGCGGGATTTGGAACGCGATTAAAGCAATTTTCGGAAGGATTTTTGGTGGACGCAGGCGACGCCAGGCCCCAAGGCGCCGCAGAATTGTTACTCCTTGGGCGGAAGACCCTACGCCTGATGAAATGCAGATACTTTCCGCTCAGACTGTAGGTAGGGCTGCATCGCAACCCGTATTATCGACTGTGCAAATCCAAGCAGGCCAAAACCTGCTGATAGCGTCTCAAAGCCTTCAGTTGGCGGCTGACACGTTACTCGAGGCCGTAACTCATCGCAATTTCTCGGCCAGCAACGCGCTACGGGCGTCATAAGGGCCTTTGGGGGTGATGGTAAGTGAATAACACTAGTGCGTATCTGCTGCGAGTGCAGTCACCGTCTGACGCTTCAGACAAGGTCGCTTATACGAATATCCCGGCGACTGAGTCATTCACATTCGCCGATTCAGCAGTTAAGCTTGGCGGTGCAATTGTTCGGGACGCCCCAATCTCGTCTATACAGTATTCGGTTGATGTCAATGAATTCCTGCTCGATGGCAGCATCATTGCCGGGCAGTTGGCCGTTGCACCTGGAAACCTTAAGGCCGCGTTGGACATTGGACCTTGTGACGTCCTGAGCCTATATAGAGCTGGCACCCGGGTTGGTGAAGATACGACTAAGTTATACGCTAGGTGGGCTGGCATTGCGTCTGTCACGCAAAACACGAACGAGTACACGGGAGAAGAACAGGAAATCAGGGTTTTATCTTTGCTTGATGGGTTGAGGTATTTTGACCTGGGCCAGAACCAGCTAGTTGATGCCGGTATCGACTTTCGAACAATAGTGAATAATGCTATCTCCAATAACACCCTAAACGGCGGAGAGCTCTTTTATGGCATTTCCGTTCAGGCTGATGATTCTGGTGTGAGTAGTAGCGGCCCAATCAATCCGGGCTCTGGCTCACTGTTTGCCTTACTCGACGTGTTAAGGAAGGCTGGTTCTACTAGTACAACTCCCATCGTTGTTGGTGTTGATGGGTCTAAGACGTTGAGGATTGAGGCTAAATCAACAACCAAGATGACGCCATTGATTGAAACGAACTCCGGTGACGCCAGCACTGACAGTAGTCCCGTCACGGTCCAGTTTGAGCCAGTCTCATCCTCTGATATCGTCGAGAACGTGAGATGGGCTATAGCTGATGGCAACTATGGGTGGATTCCCTTTATTCTTCCCGTCCCTGTCGGCACTTCTGCGGACCCGACCTTTACTGACCTCAGGACCCCAGACGTGAAAAGCCATACGAGTTCTAGTGGAAGCACCACCTACGGCGGGCGGACTGTTACCCTGGCTGTTCCTGACCAGCAGGTTGTGATTAACCCGCTGTTTGACGCTAATACGCAGAAATCAGGTATCGTCGGCAGTGACTACTCTGCCGAGGGCACTCTGGTTATGAACACGTCGAGGCGCTCCGGTGGCGAATCCGAGCCGCACAATAGTGAGGGCGTGCAAACCGATGGAAGCTGGGATGACGATGGTATTTTTTTAAAGACGAACTCAACCGTAGCCGCTAGCGAGAGCTTATACGTACCTGGCGGAACTCATACGGGGGGCACTCAGTTCGTTATCAAATCGCCTCATACAGCTCTACCGGCTGGGGCCGTGTTGGTATTTAACGACTCAGCAACTGCAACGAGCAACCGGGGTGCTGGTATCTTCATAGTGACGGCGGCAGCTGCTGCAAAAGCAAGTTCGTCTGACCCTTGGAGTGCCTTAACTGGGTACGTACAACACGCAGTACAAGCTAATGCCGTTGGAGTCAGACTTGACAGAATTTGGGATGGGAATCCTAGCAGCTACTGTGCCTTCAAGCAGGCTATGTCGGGCTCAGACAACACTCAAAATCGTAAACAGGGGGGCTTCCCTCAATTCATAAACTATCGGTTGCTAAAGGCTGGTAGAACAACCATTCCGGCTAATGATTTTGCGGCCATGAGCGTGAGTGCAGACATAAGGGCTCAATCTGGCGTGAGCGGCGAAGCTAGGAGCATGGCGGGCTCTGCTCTAGGTGTCACGGTAGGCCGTCAGGGACTCACTGGCGACGGTTTAGCTAGCACTGAGTGGTTAGTAGGAAGTTGGAGTCAGAAGCCACTGTACAATGAGCAGGGCAACGCTAGTAATGTTGGAGGTGCGGACTCGCCTAATGCCGTAAATGGCGCCGTTGCAATACCGAAGGTAAGAGCCGGCACGAATGGACCGGCTAACATCCTTCAGTCCACAATGGCCTTTAACGTGAAGGATAAGTGGGTGTGGGTAGGCGATAGAGCTGCCCGCGACCATACCCCTGGAGCCGATGGCGCTACTGCAGCTTATGATAATGTTGATGTATCCCTCTCTTGGTTCGGCGCGAGCCTCAGGAGTGACGGCGAAGCGATGGGGTCTCATAGCGTAATTACTAGAATTAGGGACTGGCGAGTATGGAAACTAGACACCACAGTTCTAGATAACCTTGCCGAACAGGAGTACAAGACACCGAACGTTGATAGCGCTACTATCACGTCGTACTCAACTGACCTCGCTCCAGGTGCGTCAATAACTATCCAACTAACTTCAGGCACCGTAAAGGAAGACTTGAGCGTGGAGGCCATAACTTACTCTTTATCTGGCGAGGACACCAGCACGGTGATACATGTTGGTCCACGATTAGCTAGTAACCCCCCCGCCCTCGAGCAGGCCTCCAGAGAAGTCGCGTTAACTAGAGTTAATCCAAGTGCAGCTGACCTTTCATTAGGAGGTAATTAGTAATGCCGGCAGAAACAAGCAGTGAAGTGTATTGGTACCTGATAAACAGCGGGGGTGATTCAGCAACTGCCTTGCCTGCTTCTAGGTTCACCGTAGAAAGGCGTCAGGAGGTCAGGAGGCGGGCTGTAAGGGGTCCCGGCGGAAAGAGTAGTTATGTCCTAGGCGATGGAATGAAGGAGCCGTTCCTCGTGGCTCTGAGGTGGTTGAACTCCTCTGACGATAACCTTGACGCGTGGGGCGATAGCGACACTCTTAATGCTTCAGTGACATCAGCTACGAGGCTTGTGAAATGTGCGAACACTTCGACCATCCTCGATAGTAGCGGGAGTGCTATTACTGATGCTGATGGCGATACGCTTTTTGAGAGTGTCGGACATAGCATAGAGCTCCATGGTCTTACCAATTTTTCTAATAGCGAGGCGGGAGACGGATTTAGTGAAATTAACCGTTTTTATTCTGCTGAGTTCCTGAGTAAGTTTGGGGCACCCATCGAGGGCTCGGCTGACAGTAGTTGGGCTTACGATAACTTCCAGGAGACGGGGTGAATTAGATGGCTTGGCCAACAACATCGAGCATTGCGCCAGTTAACGCGAGGGATTTGCTGTTAATCGAAGATACGAGCGCGAGCAAGACTAAGTATTCGACTTTGAAGGATTTCAGCGCCTACCATAGTATTTTGATAGGGGGCTTCACCGCCTCCACGCCTGAGGCGCAGGCTACAGCTCATAATGTGTACCAGGACGTGAAGTTTGACGCCCCGAGTGTCGATACGGGCTCCATATCCGGCATTAGCTCTGATAACACTAAATTCATTCTGTTATCTGACGATAACCAGGATGGAATGTACCAGTTCTATTCGGAAATACAGTTCAGTGACGCGGGCTCTTCAAGTAAAAGAGTTGAAGTTCAGCTGAGAATCAATGGTTCCGCAACTGGTGGCGCAGAGACAGCCTACCCGACCATCGACGGGGGACCAACGCGGACAAGTGCTGTATCGTTCCTAGAGCTAACTAATGGCGATTACGTTCAAGTTAGAGTAAAACAATATAGTGGGAGTGCCGGAACTTTAGAAGGCGGCACTGTGTACGCCTATAAGATGGGACCAGCCTGATGGGCTTCTCAGGGTTTGCAGCTAACACCGCGCCCGGTAAGGATGACCAGTTAGTAATAGAACAGGGTGGCAACACTCGCTACGTTACTGTGTCGGCGTTAACTGAAGCCATTAACTTGAGGGTATCCCTGTCGGGCGTGAGCGACGACGGCACTCAGACGCTAACTAATAACACTTGGACCCAAATTGAGTGGCGAACCGAAGCCCTGGATGACTTTTACACCACTGATTTATCCCTAGCCCCTGGCCTAGCGTTGAGAGTGGATGAAACTACCGCTGGATACTGGCTCGTGTATAGCTCCCTAGAATTTGCGTATTCTTCGGCCAATACCACCCCCAGGCGCGTGCGAATACTTAAAAACGGGACTGATTTACTATCAGGCATTTATCAACGGGCAACGAGTGCATCTGTCGTGACGGACTTAGCAGGTCAGGCCATCGTGAAACTCGAGCCTCACGACTATATTACCGTTGAAGGTAACCAAGAAAGCGGAGCCGACCTAGATATATCAAATGGTTTCTTCTACGCCCATAGGATGGCACTGTGAGGAGGGAATTCAAGTGGCTATAATCAAACAAACGAACGGGCTGCACCTAGCGACTTATGACAACGATGCTGATTTATTCGTAACCCTGTCATCCGGAACCACTAAAAAGGCCACTCCGGACGCCATCATGACTCATCATGCGTACTGTATCGGCACACGCACGGCAATGACTACCATTGGCTCTGGAAGTTGGACCGCCGTAGGTACTGGCGGAGCCATAGCAACTGAGTCACAGCGTCCCTCTTCAGGCAGTAATGCTCTTAGGGGCAGTGGGGTTGGTGGAGAAGAACTCGTGCGCATTGAGGACGCAAGTTTAGCCGGGACCTATTATGTGAATTGTCGAATAACGATAGGCGACCCAGCCAATGCGACCGGGAGCAGGCTTTTAGAGATAACTAAGGGCACAACTTCATCCGGAGCTAAATCTGACCATACTACGTTTGGCAAAATATCAGTGAAGGCTCACGGCACTGTCGATGTTGAGCTTTCCTGTAGCGGCATGGTTGAGCTTGCCCTAAATGACACCGTGAAAGCCTGGGCCTATAACACCACTACCTCCAGGAAGTACGGGGCCGTGAGGTTTTTTGTTCGGCGAGTACGGTAAAATTAGGCATGCACCCGAGAGCCTTTCTAACCAGAGTCATGGAGGAAGCACAACAGTACTCGGACTTGATTAATCCGGCTGCGTGCGCCGCACATGCGGCTAACGAATCTGGCTGGGCTGAAAGTGCGCTCACCGCCCAAGGTAATAACTTGTTTGGCTTAAAGGCGGGAAGCAGATGGAGTGGTGCCGTTTATGAGTTACCCACGGAAGAGGTTACGCCATACGGAATCACCGTGGTGCACGCTAAGTTCAGGAAATACCTTTCGTGGTCCGAAAGTATCGCCGATTACGCGCGGCTAGTTGAACGATTGTACCCGTACGCAGTGTCTGGCAGGCGGTCAGCCGTTGGGTTTTGCAGCGGCCTATTTTTGACTGGACCCCTAAAATACGCCACTGACCCCAAGGCCTTTCATAAAGTCGTTTCTATAGTGGAGGATTACAAGTTAGAACCTGAACTAGACCACCCTGGGGGCAGTTGGAGGACGGAGATGGTAATAGACCACCGTTCTCCCCTTGATAGGGTGTTAACGGCCATCTCAGGAGTCACTAGGGGTAAAATCAGGGTGACGGGACCGAGGCCAACGGAATCCGGGGCCTCTAAATTCGACATACGCAGGGAGTATTGGACTTGAAAACGTTCTTTTATTCATTAGTCATACTATTGCTAGCGTCGTTCGTTCAGGCGGAAGAATTGGAGGAGCTTCACGAGCTAGAGGCCTTAAGCCCGGCCGAAATGGTGTATAAGTACGGCCCACCACTAAAAGAGACGGAATTAGAGTACTGCGAAATCATCGGGGAGTGGATTAGCTTCATTTTAGAGCTAGATTTTACTCTGGAAGCGTCTGGCCCGCAGAATAACGGTCAGGAATTAAGGCAGAACGCCGCTACTGCGGCCGGACTAGAGCCTCTAATTACCTCTCCACTAGGCTTAGGCCAGATTGGCGTATTTGACCTGTGGCTACGCAACAAGTCGGCTCTAATGGCGCTATTCACGTCAAAAAACAACAGTGTGTATTGTCTGTATTTAGGAATTTAGGAGGAAAAAACATGGCAGCAAACAGCAAACCATTCTGGGCAAGTAAAACCATCCTGAGCGGTGTAGCCCAGGCACTCTTGACCGCCTGGTTTTCTCTCGGGCAACTTGGGTTAGGATTACCTGAAATCCCGCCAATAGCCCTCGTAATAGCTGGGTCCCTTCTAGGGTTCTCAGTTGTTAACGGAAGGGTCAAAGCCAATACCCCCATATCTGGCGGCAGTTTACCCAGGTGAAGGTATTACGCCTGCTGGTCCTTGCGGGGGTCTTCCTGTGGCTCTCAGCGGCTCAGGGCCAACAATTCACGGCCGCTATGCGTGTATCTCCCTGCATACATCTAGGTCTCGACCAGTCTCCACTGGAGGCGAGTGGTATCTGCTCGGTGAACGCTTACTTTGAGAAGAGCGAGAGTTACGGTGTGTTTCTCCAGATAAGCCCTAAATATGGGGCGCCTTTAGATAACTACGAGATACTCCTGTACAGACCGCTGAGCGTGCAACTGGGAGACATTTCATTAGCGATGTGGCCGGGGGTAGCCGTAGGAGAACAACAGGGGGCAACATATGTCCGGATACAATCAGACATAATCATGTCCATCCAGTGGTAGTAATAAAAAGCTAGATAAATACCAAGCACTAAGGGCGCCGGTCTTTTTGACTCGGCGCCCTTTCTTTTAGGAGCCTCCATGACCCTTGTGAACCCCGCGCAACTGAATGAAGTTTTGTCAACACATCTAAAGCCCCTAGTGTCTCGCCTAGAACGGCTCCAAGATGCTATAGACAGGCTAGATATCACCGTGCACTCTGGGGATTCAGGCCAAGGGTTAACGTCCCTCACGCAAAGAGTAAAAAGCCTAGAGGAAAGATTAACCAGCTTAGAAGAACTAGATAAGAAACGACGGGCGTACATAGCTGGGTTTTCCATTAGCTTGGGTGTGATAGCCGTCCTCGCTGGATTGCTTTTGGGTCAATTGAGCGGACAATTGCGCGAAATCATTCAGTTATTATCTGGAGGTTAGCATGTCAAAAGCTCCTGAATACGAATTAAAATTAACGCCATCGGGAGCCCCACGCTTTATTTTTGACGTATCGCCACACTGGGAGCAATGGATACTAGTAACGTCAGACGTCCATTTCGATTCTCAGCACTGTGACCGCGATGCCTTATTTAACGTGTTAAACCAAGCTGTCGAGAGAGACGCCCTATGGCTGGACCTTGGTGACTGGTTCGATTTGATGCAGGGGAAGTCGGATAAACGGCGAGAGCTGGACGGACTTAGGCCTGAATACCTTTATCCGTCAGAAGAAAACAAAAGAATGGGGTTATGGCAACGCATCGTAAGTGATGCAGAGGAAAAGCTTAAACCTTACGCTAATCGCCTAATTTTTGCCGGGCTTGGAAACCACGAGACTTCTTGCCTGCGGTGGAGCGACATTAATCTGACCCAAGAGCTCTCCGGAATAGCAAAGAGGGCCGGAAGCACACAGTGCCACCTCGGGAGCTATACGGGGTACGCCCATTTCTCTGTAAGACTACGAACAAAGAACGAAAAAAAGCCAGGCAGCAGCCTCACGCTATGGTTAACCCATGGCACTGGAGGAAACAGTCCCGTCACGATGGGAACCATTCAGTCCTCTAGGCGGATGCAGTACGCTCCAGACGCACGATTGTACATCAGTGGGCACATCCATCAGGAACTAATGGTGACGCGCACCGCCATAAGGAGCCGCCCTCCAGTCTACACAGAGAAAATAGAAGAACGGCACGACATCACCATTCCGGGGTTTAAACAAGAGTTCCCCTTATCAGGGTCACCACGCCACGGATGGGCTATTGAGAAGGGGTTTCCACCCACACCCACGGGCGGACTCTGGATTAGGTTGTTCCTGGGGAATTCGGCGGACAAAGGCGTGCGAAAGCGGTTCAAGAAGGAATTAAGTTATGAAGTTTCGTGGGCTAAACCATTATGAATGAGGAATACACGAGAATACTCACTATCGAACTGGGTCTTCCTGGCCGTAAGACTGACAGGCAGGCGGACGAATTTAGCGATGTTGTAGACAAGCTTCACGATATCTGGGTCCATGGTAGCCCAGAAATGTTCAGAGCGCTCGTCATTTTGATTGATACTGGTGGGGAGAGTATATACAAGAATTCCGCTCGAGCGTAATGCTTAAGCCTAGAGAGTTAATGGGCTCCGCAGCGGTGTCCTCACCCACTGACTGCGGAGCCACAAGAATGTTTCACGTGAAACAATTACGATTGAGCTTGATACCAATCAGCCCAAATCCTAGCAGACTCATACACTGCGTAACGCGGACCGTTATTGTCTACCGATAGTGTTTGAATACGTCGCGCCTCCATAGCTCGCTCCACAACCTTCAAATCAATGTCGAAATGCGCTGCTACCTGGCGTTTACTGAGTAAATCAACGAACCTTACTTCTTTCGGGTCGAAAACCCTACTCCTGAACGTTTTCTTATCCTTGGCTTTAATTGTAAGCTTCATTATTTTGCTCGAACATGTTGGGAGGCCTTGGCTCTTCCTTGTGGCTTACACGGAACAACTCTTCTACCGTGGTTTCGTAATTACCGAGTTCACCACTGGCCGTTGTGTCGTAACCACCGAAAACAAGGTTGTGCAGTGGCCCCTTTGCACTATCGGCCTTTCGATTTGTTGAGTTGTAGTTCTTCCAGCCGACCAAAAAATCCACCAGCGTATCGTGTGGGTTTTTGCCGGATTGGTATAACCAGTAACGCCTAGCGTAATACCTATTATGGAGGCCACGATGCGGGATGAAAACCCCTACGCGTTCTACTTCCTGCTTCTTGTAACGCATCGCCAAATAAGGCCTGTCGTTATTCATCGCGGCCGTAGAGTCGCGCGGCGCCTCCCGGGTTACCATCACTGGCCTGTTATCAGCCCCCAGGGCGTCCCTAATCTTTAGGAAAACAACCATACCCCTGCTTGTCGGGTGCGTCCACAAGAGTTGCATTAAATTGGACAGAAATATGGATTGTCCGGTTTTTAAATCCATGTCGCCGTACGACTTCCATTCAAAGAAAAGGAACGCCCCGAACACATCAATGGCACTCCTGGACCGACCGAGGATATAACCATCCTCGTCCGTTGACGCGAATGCATCAACGTCGCTAGTTTCGAACCCGTAAGCGCTCAGGAGGGCTTTATTTACACAGTCCTGCCAAACGCTTGCGGATTGGTTGTAACTAAGGTCGTTGGTAATGGGGCTCACCCTAGTATTTTCTGCGCCTCAGCGTCTGTCACTGGTGGGGCGGGTTTTTTGTTGGCCTTGCCGTAGTGCTGAAGCCCATAATCGCTATTGCGTTTCCATTCCTCCCACCTAGTACGTGTAGGCAAAACGATATTTAAGCATTTTCTCTTATCATTATTAATCTGAGGGCCTGCTATCAAAACAACTGGCTTACCGTTGAAATCTTCTATTTTACCGGGGTAGCACTTAGCGAGCTGAGCGTACGCCGTTTTCCCTAGATAGGCCCTAGCTTCAGTGTCTTTAAACGTGAGCTCCCAGCTTTCCATTTTGTCGTTAGCTTTAGGGACAAATTTACCGTCTTCGCCCGAAAGATGAAAAAGCTCATCAAGTATATGTAGCTCACCGTTCGGCGGCAGGTCCTCCCATCTGATAGCTCTACTGCCTGGCGCGTGCTCTTGGCTCTCCCAGCTGCCCGTCAGTTTAGTTATAGCCATGATGATAACCCCCCTTTCCCTGAAAACACGGTGTAATTCTGGAACACGTTACCTGTCGCAATTCTTCCCATTTAATTCCCCTCCTTTAGGGATTTTGTGGTCTTACCGCCCTGACGTATCCACTCGTTAATGTCGTTCAATTTTTTTAATCCTTTCGCTGTTCTTCTAGATGACTTAGTATCCGGCATTGAACGCCTTCGCCCCATAATGGATGCGATGAGGCTCTCAGGCGTCTCGACTTTTCCAAAACAGTAAATGTAGAAATGTGGTCCGCAACCAAACTGCTAATTGTGTCTCCGCTCTCTTCCGCCAGCAGCCGAAGTTGCTTAATGGTTTCTGGCGGGAGAAGAAGCTCGACCCTATTCCTTCTATAGCCCATTAACAACCTGTCCTCACTACTATTTCAAAACCAGTAGCATGGAACGTTAATACAAGCAATGCTAATACTACAGCTGCGAACGTTAATTTAAAGGTCATTTTGGACTCCTCCTTTCCTCATGTACCCAATCCAAACGGGGTCAGTATCGCTTTTGCTTCGGCTTCCAACTAACCGCCAGCCATACCGCGTCATGTCTTCGCCTATCCCCATATCAGTCTCGTCAATCACCTTGGATTTAACGCCCCGCTTTATTTTGATGAAGGTACCAGGCCCGGACTCACGCTCGAACGCCTCTAGTGAGGCTCTGAACAAGCGGAAGCGGCTCTCCCACCTGCGGTCCCCATGATTCTTAATGCTTTGCCGCAACTCCTTATACGCAACTGAGGGTGTGTCTGGTATTATTGACGTCGAGATGGTTGTGTTTCGTAGCATAATCGTTTCCTTTCGTCTATAGTGGCCCTCAAAAAAATCTAACTAGGGTGACTTTGAGAATTGGGGGCCACTCCCCTATTGTTTAGGCCTCTCTTAAGCCCCTGTTAATTATGTAGGTATCGGGGTCCTGGAGCACCTTGCTCTTTCCGTCCAAGAATGCAGCTGCGAATTCCAAATATTCACCGATAGCGAGTTTGCAGATGCCAGATAAAGACACGCCCCGGTCCTCGGCTAAGATTTTGAGTGCGGCTATGCGGCGCTCGGGAAGATACACCTGGACTTGAGTTAATTTTTCCGCCATTTTATCGCAACCGAGTCTTTACATAGGCCTCAAGGCTTGATACGGGAATCAATACCTTGTTTCGACTCTTCAGGCTTTTCAAATGGCCGTCCATCATTTCACGGCGAATGGTCTTATAACTTACACCCAACCATTCAGCAGCGTGCTTTATGGACAAGAATTTGCTATTTGATTCTGATATATTCATTGTTGTTTTCCTTTCTCGTTTTAAATTAGAGCATCTTTTTAAAATGCCCCCACTTACTTTACTACTGCCGACAGGTCGTGTCAACCCCTGGGCACTACGCCCGCGACTTATTAAGTCAATTCCGTGTCTTTAGACGCGCCAGTGGGGGAGACCGAGATATTTGGGCATTTTACGAGACAACAGGCGATAGAGGCCAACGCCAAACCAAGGGTAGTCAGGCCGAATATTACGAACCATAAACCCATCAGCTGACCTCCTGGCCCTCGGGTATCTCAAGTTCATGGGGACCAGGCAGCTCCCTCACCGGTAGACCCTGTAATCGTCTTTGGGCTCCAACCATTAGGGCTCTAGCTCGGCTATCCTCATTGGGGTCCCAAGGGAGATGTCTGCTTACGCAATTACACTCTATGTAGTTACTACGTTCTTGCTCGCCCCAACAGGCGCCCTCTTCAAAAGGTTCTATTGACGTATAACACAGCTTATTAGCGCTGTATACGTAATTTAATGCGTCCACGGCCTCAACCACCTCAGAATCGGCGGCAAGTATTTGCTCCAAACTGTAATCATCATGAACCATCATCATCATCCTCCTCAGTGCATTTGCATTGAACGCCCTCATCCTCAGCTCTACAAAGGCATGGTCCTTCGGCACAATAGATATCAACGTCATAGATAGAGCTTTTATCGTCCATGCTTTTCACTCCTAGGTCCTCTAGTACTTTTCTGTCATGCACGGTAAGGGGGTGGGGCTCATAGGTTAACCTACAGTATCGTGAGGCCTCCTCTATTGCCCTAATCATCCCCCGCGTCCACACATTATACTCCTCGAATGCCAGGAGTTCGAAAACTGCCTGGCTCCAGCTCACCCACAACAGCAACGAAATGGCAAAAGACGTCAGTATTAGATTCGTAGGAAAGTTGACGGATGCGCTCTTGTAAGCGGTACGCCCTCGTAATTCCTATCTTGCAAGTATCACCATACTCAATATGCTTATGTTGGGGACGCATCACGTAAACCACCTCAGTTTTCTTATTACCCGCCCATTCCTTCAGTTCCTCACCATTTTTGTACAACAACCTATCTTCAGTAAAGTACTCGGCTAAAAAGTCCTGTGCTTTCTGTGCGCTAAGCTTAAACCACTCTTTAAACCCAAGGTGTGAGATGCTTTTCGGATTTTTGGTGTGACTACAAGGAAGCCGGCATTCTTCAAACTTTTGATGCGCTGCTCTTTCATACTTCCTAGCCGATGGCAAACTACCTTCAGTCTTAAGCAAGTTTAATTCGTAGTTTAACAACCCGAATTTAAGAGCGCGCTCAGCTTCTCCCTTAGTCTTGAAGTACCTTTGAGCCTTCCGGCGCCCGGTAGGGCTAGCTGGGTCCTTTATATACCTCTCCGCGCGCCAACTCCCTGTTCGCGAATCGCAATAAATGCCAGCCAAACCGTCCTGCTGCCGCTTGGCTTTGCTTCGGAGTTCAGCCTCTATCTCGCCGCTTTCCACCTTGGCATCCCACTCCCTCAAGACAGCTTCGGCCTTCTCCTTAGTGGGATGCCCTTTTTCTACTTTATACCTGTTTTCACCATCTAACAGGACATGCAATCTCGCTTCCCATTGGCCAGGTTTTGGTCCTGTTGTTCTCTTCGTAATGTATTTCCTCAAAATTTTAATTTTCAATGGCGTTGGTTCGGCTTCTAACGGAAAAAGGGGAATCATGTCATCCATATACCGAAGCCCTCAGCTGATTAACGTGCGGCCGACACTATGATGGTAACGAAGGGCCAACGCTGCCGTAGCAGTCTTCGAGCGAGGAACTCCCCGAGTCATGCTGCCAGCTTGCGTGTACCACGCTGAATGGAAAAGTATTTGAGCTACTCTATCAGCATCTTTATTCAAAATTGCTTCATCTAACACCCGGCTGGTTTCTGCGTCTTCCCTAAGGTTCTTTGTTGCTTGTTCGAAACTGAGTTTCTCGGCTGCTTTCTTCTCGTAGAACATTTGTTGCCTCCTTTTTCTTATTAGTAATATAGCATACTGCCCACGACTTGTCAACAGTTCCCATGCAATGCAAGTGAACCAAAGCAAAAACGGCCCATCCTTACCAAGAGAGAGCCGCTTCTGCACGCCCGTAGTCAACGGGCCCAATCAAGGAGGCTTCAAAAGAAGCACACTCACAATACCACAAATTAAATTATGGTATAAACAAAGACCTGGCCATTACTACGATGACCAGGTCCGGGGGTACCACCCCAATAATCAGGAGTCGAGAACATGTTAACACAACCAAACTATACACAATGTCCCAATCGCATCCTAGACAACATACGAGACTTTACACCCGCCGAGTTCTGCTGCCTCATGTACCTAGCAAGAGTCACGCTAGGCTGGCACAAGCAAACAATAAGAGTAGGGACCAGAACCATAGCCCAAGCGGTCGGCATGACACACCAACACATAAGCACCCAACTCAAAAGCTTAGAAGCAAAAGGATGGATAACCAAAAAACCCAGCACCAACCCCCAAAAAGCACCAACGTACACACTAAACATCGTGGCAACTGGAGACGACACGGAAGAAGGGGGGGTGTCAACCACAGTTGCCACGGGACGCGAATCAGTGTCAACCACAGTTGCCACTCTTAAAGAAAATAAAAGCTTAAATAAAAAACATATAGGGAATTCAGAGAAAACACAACCAAAACCAAAAAGCAAAAGCCCCAAGAATGAGAAGAACATGAGAGCAAAACCCAAGAACACAAGCAGCAAAGAACGATTTGAAGACATTGACTTACCTTCAGGTGTCTCTAGGGAGCTCTGGATTTCCTTCCTTTCTCATAGGCGGGAGCTCCGTAAAGGGGTTACGAAGCAATCATGCAAGCGACTTGTGGCTAAGCTTTCCGCGGCCGGCGAGCGAGCTAATGAGTTGCTTTCTAAAGCAATAGAGAATGGCTGGATTGGTTTGGATGTGAGGTGGTTACACTCACCGTCTTCTCGTTCGTCTCAGGAGCTGGAGGGGGGAGACAGGGCTAACCGGAATCACCCGGATTGGAGGCCAGTTAGAGGTCAAAACGTAGAATTCAAACAAAGGAAGCAAGAGGAGCAATTAAATATGAAACGCAACGAATTGGAAGCGAGGGCTAGGGAGTTGATGCAACGACTCTCGGTGAATAGTGGGTAAGAAATTAACTAAACAACAAAGGGAGTTGAGAAAAATTCTAAAAAGCGTCGTTGACCAACACCCTTATTTCCCAAAGGCGATAGAGCTGAGTAGTCAGACGATGATACTTGATGGAGAGGGCTTCTCTATAAGTATTCGGTCTGATTCAGGGGAAGAGCTTCATGGGTTTCACGATAGGCCACCTGGTTATAATAAAGTTTAGTGAACAAGAGCGAAGCCAGTTTATATGTAGAGGAATTGTTATCATCCATGCATTTTGCCTGGGTAGCCGAATTAATGTTTGCAAAATCACTGAAGAGACGTTGGCGCTTTGACTACTGTATCCCCAACGAAAAAATTGGTATTGAAATCGAAGGGGGGACGTGGCACAAGAGCCGTCACACAACGGGGAAGGGCTTCAGGGCAGATATTGAGAAGTATAATGCCGCTGTGGTTCATTATGGCTATAGGGTGCTGAGATATACCCCTGACCAGATACTGAACGGAGCACTAGAGGCGGATTTAAGGGAGTTGTGCAAAAGGGAATGACGTTGGACAGACGTTGTACAAGGCATGAACAATAACACTCGCCGGTTACGCTCCGAGTTGTTGCTCAGCCAACTGTGGTACATAGCAAACGGCGCCGCAAGATGGGAACGCTATCACCCGCTCAGGCCTACTAGAACGAGCATAGGGAAGGGTAGTGACGAGAGCCCAGCAACAATAGATGTTGACGTTCCTGAGGACGTTGCTTTGGGCATAAAGGCCCATACTTTACGCTTTTCTCGGCAGGACTATATTCGTGTTGTTGAAAAATTGTCGCAGCCCGAACGTCGAGAATTGAGTGCTTACTTTTTGGAGAGCCAGACGATGGACCCTCGCGTGTTGAGGCGTCCGTACCCAATATGGCAGAAAAAGGGGAAGGCTGGTTACCAGCTTAACCTTAACAAGCGCCCCACTCGTTTATTCTTAGGTGTCGTTAAGAAGGTGATGGCCCTAACTGTTGTTTTGTGACGAATAATGTTTGTAGTAACATTAGTAGTGGTCCTGGGTTTCCTTCCTTTCCCCAGGACCACTATTGACATTTCGAGTGATTTGTGTTATTAAGCTTTAGGTTGGACGTTATTCACTCATTTTGTTATGATGTATAAGGGCGTTAATCCAAAGGCTCAGCGCTGCCCGAGTCTCAAAAGTAAGCGCTGGCCTCTGCGCCCTGTGAGCTGGTTGGAAAAGCCCCGTGTATCTTGGCAGAGGCGCGGGGCTACTCTTATGATAGGAGTTCGGACTGATGTCTGAGAAGAAAAGAAGAGCAAGGCCCATGACGCCAAAGAAAGTAGCGGATGCATTGCGTAATAGTAATGGCATGGTAGCAGCGGCAGCTAGACAGCTTGGCTGCGACCGCAAGGTCATTTATAGGTATTTAGAAGAACACCCGAAAGTGCGGGAGGCACGCGAGGAGGCAGCCGACTACGGTTTGGACGTGGCCCAGAACAAACTTCGTGAGGCCGTTGAGGAAGGTCAACCGTGGGCGATACAGCTGACATTACGCACTTTAGGAAGAGGTCGAGGTTTTGTAGAGAGGCAAGAGCACGCCATACAAGGCGACGTTCGGACTGATATTCATATCAACATGGTTGAATGACGCTAGAGACGCGAACGGCGGAACTCAAATTCCAGCCACTGCCCGCCCAAAAAGGGTTTATCAACTCTCAATCTAGGATTAGTGCTTATATCGGCGGGCTGGGTAGTGGGAAGACGTTTGCATCAATTATCAAGGCATTCAGTCAACCCAGGGGAAGCCTGGGGTTACTGGTGGAGCCGACTTATCCAATGGTTCGCGATATTTTAGTGGAGACTTTGACTAAGCACTTTAGGCCCTTCATAGCGGATTTCAATAAAAGCGAGATGGTCCTACGTTTAGTTAACGACACCAGAATTTGGTTAAGGTCCGCGGATAACCCCGAGAGACTGCGCGGAGTGAACGTGAACTGGGCGGGATTGGACGAAGCGGGGTTGATGAATGAGGACGCTTACCGGGTTACATTAGGTCGTTTACGGCTCGCGCCCGGACAGTTGTGGATTACTACAACGCCCAAACGGTCGCAATGGCTTCGGGAGTTAGTGGAAGGGGACGACGTCGAAACCTTCAGGGCTTCAACGTTCGATAATCCTCATTTACCGAAGGAGTACATCGATAGCCTAAATCAGGCTTACAGTGGCGCCTTTAAGGAGCAAGAGCTTTACGGACGCTTTATTGACAGTGGAGGGCAGGTGTTTGGCCCTCCGACGTTTTACAGTCCAGGGGAGGAGCAAAATGGGGTTCGCAAAATGGGAACGGGCGTTGATTTTGCGTACACTGAGAACGGTGGAGATAGTACGGTTTTTATAGGTGGCGTTCTTGGTTCTAATGGAGTTGTTTATGTTACGAAGTATTACTCAGCGAAGCAAAAGATTGAGCAGTGGAGTCCAGTATTGACTACGTTCCCAAGGCCTGTGTATGGGCGTTTGGGAGGCACTGAGGCTGCTACGAAAGCTTATATAGAGAATAGTGTGGGAGTACAGATTAGCGATTGCCTTAAATCGTCAGGGGATAAGAATTTTACGGGTAAGTTCTACGCTTCTCAGCCGGCCGCTGCGGATTGGAATAGTGGCATGGTACAAATTCCCTCTGGCCTACCCTGGAGCGGTAAGCTTGCGGAGAATTTGAGCCATTTTGTAGGTGAGCCAGGTATGCAGGAGGCTGATGATGACGTAGACGCTCTCGCGTCACTTCATTACAGCCTTAAGGGTAACGTGAGCACTAGTCGACAAGCCTTACAACAAGCGATGGGGCTTTAGGGGAGTTATTTTATGGGTATAGCACTTGAACAATTACGAGAGTTACAACTCAGGGCGGCTCGTGGTCGTATTGACACGGCGGACGAGGCGCTAGACATTGCGGCTGGTGTTTGGCGGCCTAACAGTGGGGAGTTAATGCCTGCGGCTCGTAACGCCACTAGGGCTGAGGCTTGGAATCGGGCTTTGAATCAGTGCCAGTCAGTCGGTCCCCAAATTTTGGAGAAGAAAGTACCCAGTATCATAGGAACCATCGCGGTTGATACTGAAGACAGTCGAGAGATGCTCGACACTATTGATTTGCGGAGTTTATCCAGAAGGTTACTCGAAACGTACCTCTCAATCGGCATCATGGCTTGCGTGGCTCACGATACAGAGGAAGGCACTCAGACCATCACTCGATTAGGCGGCGTTATCGAGCCCATCACGCAGGACGATAATAAGGATAACGTAATTGGGCTTTATCGCACTTGGCAGGAGGTCCCCCATTCGTTCATTCCGTCAAATCCAGACAGCCGGAGTGATTTTGATGATGGTGACAGCCGCAACATCATCATGGATGACGCTGGTTCTTGGGCTGTGGAGGTATGGGACTGGTCTGATGACACCACGGGTGGTTTTTCTAAACGGACTCTGTGGAGGGGCTTGGATGACCCTACTGACCTTCAAAAAAACCCAGTCAGTATTGATGAGAACACCTCCAGGCCTCGTTTTAGGGTCAGGAGTTGGACTACAGACGGCTTGGCTATCGGGGAGATAGAGAGAGCCCTGCCCACCATTAAAGCTCTTTGGGCTACGGACGCAAGGCTCATCCTGGCTGAGGAGCTTGCTGGGTATCCAATGCTGTTGGCGTTGGGTGGCGTCGATGTTGACGGTGAATCAAAATCAAGGGCGGTTGTTGGTCCTGGGGAAGTTTGGACAGGCACTAAGGACGCAACCGTGGACTGGTTAGAGCCCGGCAACCTGAAGGAATTGAGGGAAGAGAGGGCCATGAGGGCGGAGCGCGTCCGGATGGACGTTAACCTACCCGGTGGTTTTCTTGGTACGGCCACACCAAGCGGAGAGGCGCTGAAAGAAGCGAATTTAAGCGCCCAGCTTTCTAATCAGGCTTACGCTCGTGACTTATCGGAGTTATTGACCGAGGTCACTACGGACTTAGCTAACCTAGCGGGTACAGAAATTGGCGCTGTCAGTGTTACTCCGTTTAAACAGAAGGACTACTTGGGTGAGGTTGATACCGCCATTAAGCTTTTTCAGGAGGGGATTGTGCCTCTGAGCGTCACGGTGAACAAGGTCAAGGACTTGTACCCAACATGGAGCGATGATGACGTTACGGAGTGGATAAGTAGCCAAAGTCAAATTATTGACCCTGATACGTTCCTAACTAGCGGATAATGCTGCTCAGTAGGCTAGCGCGTCTATTACGGAGGGCGTTCAACCGCATTCTACCGAGGGCGAGAGCCCTGGATGACCCAACAACGAGGCAGGTGGAGGAGTTACTCAGTCGGTCTTATTTGGAGGGCCAAAGAGCAGGGCGTTTGTTCCATGCTCATTCCTTGGGCCTTCCTAAGGAGGTTAATCGTGCGCAATTGAGGAGTATTAGAATTAGGGCGCGAGAGCATGCGCTGGCTTTCAGTAGTCAACTCACTACGAGCATTAAGGCTGGGAAGGTTAGTCGAATACAGGCGCAAAACATAAGCGGCGTAAGCGCCAGGTTGGGCGTCTGGCACGGTCAGGATGACGCGGCGAGTGACGCGGCGGAGGAAGCAGGAACACCTTGGAAGCGTTGGGTTAGAGTGTTCCCGAGGAAATTGAAGAGGGATTGGCATGACGCCCTAGAGGGTCAGACGCTGCCAGAGGACGAGTTGTTCGTCTTGCCTGGTGGTCCGAACGCTGGCGCGGCCTGCTACGGCCCGAGGGACTGGGACCGTATTGCTCAGGCGGGCGAGTGGGCTAATTGTGGCCACGCTCTCCAGTACTTGAGGCAGGTTTCCGCTAATGACTTTGAGTTCAAGAGGTTTCAACGTAATTAGGTAGGGAGTCACGTTAAATCTATCAATAGCGTGACTGGTGAGGGGTTAATATTTTGCCCCTTTTATTTTGGTGCTTGAGGGCACCGAGAGGGTGTGCACAATGAGCGAAGACAAAGCGAAGGTTGTGGATGCAGCCGAAGCGCCACCGCCTGAAGTTGGACAGGTTCCAACTGAAGGCCAGGACCAACAGCAGTCGTTTCCGTTGGATTACGTTAAACGACTACGCGAGGAAGCTAAACAACATAGGCTCCGCGCTGAGCAGTTGGAATCAGACCAAAAAGCGGCACAGGAAGAGTTACGACTACAACAAATGACCGAGCAGGAACGCCTCACGGCAAAAATAACGGGCCTCGAAGCTGAGCTTAGTGCTAGTAGAGCCGAGACCGTTAAGGCTAACGCTGTAGCCCGTTTGACGGGGGAAGTGGCGGACGCTGACGCTGCCGTTAGGCTCATTGGTGATAGCGGCGCTGACTTCATGAACGAAGAGGGCGTCATTGACCCGGTCAAAGTTGTTGAAAAGTGGCCTTTCTTAAAGCCTACAGACACTAAGCCCGCACCAATTAACGTGACTAATCCGGGTGGCTCCGTTGCTGACGATGGACAAAGCCCATTGAACAGGGAGTCTTTCCGGAAGGCACTCGAGGCCGTTGGTCCCGAGGGTTCAGCTGCTCGCGTTGCTTGGGTGAGGCGCAATTCACACCGACTACAAGATTAGTCGGAGAAAGAGGCAAGTAAATGGCTTACCCTAATGATTTCATTCCAGAGGTATGGTCCGCACGTCTTCTAGACACGCTCGATAAAAGCCTGGTGCTTGGTCAGTTGGCCAACCGGGATTACGAGAGCGCCGTACAAGGACAAGGCGACACCATCCACGCTCAGAAGTTCGGCAACGTCACAGCTGGCGCTTACAGCGGTAGCGTTACCTACGCGGCTGAGAGCTCCAGCACCGTTAGTATCTCCCTTAACCAGGATTACTACGGCGCCGTGTCCTTAGATGACAAGAACGTCCTTCAGGGGCAAACTGGTGTTGACCAAATTAATGGTTTCGCAGACCGTATCGCTTACGGTTTGGCTGACCAAATTGACCAGGGCGTGGCGGGACTTTATACGTCCAGCACGTTAACCGATATAGCTTGGGATGTTGGTACTACCGACCCGTGGGATGGAGTGCTTACAACAGCGGCGGAGCAATTAAACGCTGCTAACGTGCCCCAGCAAGGCAGATGGCTAGTGGTCCGCCCGAAAGGCATGACTGCATTACTCGAGTCAGCAGACTTCCAGAGAGCAACTGAAATGGGCGACAACGCAATTGCTAACGGCATTGTTGGTCGTGCAGCTGGTTTCGACGTCTACATCTCGAACAACCTCGTTAACATCAGCTCGAATAACTACGCGTACATGTATGGGCACAGCATGGGAATCAGCCTTGCGGTTCAGCAAGCGCCAACCATTGAACTAGTCCGCCGTGACGCAGCGTTCGAAACTGGCGTTAGAGCCAGGGTTGTTTACGGTGTGGCTGCCACTCAGCCTACCGCTTTTGGCGAAATTACCGCCGACGAGTCTTAAGGATTTAATTAATAGAAAGGTGAGGTTTTATGCCAACCATTAAGGATACGACTGGGAACATGCCGCTAGAGCACATCACTAGGTTCGTGATGGGTAACACCGAGCGCGTTATTAACGGCGAGGTGATAACTCAGCGCGCAGTTGTCCCTAACCCACGCTACGAAGCCGTCAAGGACGGCGTAAGCGCGTTACAGGAGGGCCCAAGTACTTGGGTGCTAGAGTCCGAACTGGACGTCGTGTATCACGCTGAGTCTCAACAGCATCGCGCTATCCCTGGAGATGGCCCTAAACGACATTACGCAGCTGACCCTCATAATTGGCCTCAAGGCACAGTTAATGGGGAGGCAGGTCCAGTAGACCACTACGTATTGCAGGAGGGTCAGTGGGAGATGGTTGGTGGTAAGCCCGTTAGGATTCGGGCTAAACCTATTAAACCTAAATCCTCGAAGAAATCCACCAAGAAAAAGGCGGATGATGACGAGGATTTGACACCTTTTTAAGCAGATTGGGGGTCCTTAGTGGCCAGAACGTACAA